AGCAACTTCGTTTGCTAGGATTCCAGATGCAAAGTTGTCGTCCTCTTCATCCATCCTTGATGCGAGTATTTTTATTCCCGCAGCAGCATCAGCAACCCAATTATGTAATCGTGAAAATGCCATCTATATCTCCTATATCAGACTTCCGACTTTAAATACGACACCAGTCGAAATCCAATCGAAACTTTGTGTTGATGATGAAACCTGTAATCTTGGTGAGAAAGCGTCTCCTATCCTTGTCGTTGACTCCCACCTTTCAAGTATTCTATTCTCAAGCGACCAAGACGATGTATCCCACGCGGAGGTATCCCAAGAAGACCCGGATACAGCAGGAAATAAGTCATCCACAACCCCTGTCGGCGTTACAAAATCAACCCCTAGTTCAAGTTTATAGTCCAACTGAAATGCTTGTGTCCTGCCTATAAATCGAACGAGTGACGCTGACTTCTGACGGCCTCGAATACCTAAATGAGACCATGCAGGTTGCCCGACTCCATCTATTGCGACCCCGTTATCATTTAACCCATTGTCAGCCTTGAAGATTACACCATCACCACCAAAATATAATTCATCATTAAATGTAACCCATGCTGATCCGTTCATGCCCGTAAATTTTGACCATGCCCTTGTATTGGTATTCATCACATGCTGTTCAAATTTAACACCAGTAACAGGCACATTGAATATAAGCATATTTCCTTTTGGATAGAGTGTTATGTCCCATCCATAATTGGCTTTATGAGCAGAAGTTACGTCGAGAACTTCGCCCCTTATCCTATCCGATACTGCGCCTTTATCATCTACCCGACCACGCCTCAAAACCTTGCTCATAGGAACATAGCCCTCTTGGGTCGTAATAATAAGGTCGCTGCCAATTTTCTTGACGGCGCGTATTCCGAGCGGTGGGGCGATACTGAATATACCGACCTCTGCGAAGTCTGCTCCGGGGTCTGACCCACGATATACAATAACGTCACCGGATGACATGCAGAAAACTGCAACGTCATTTACACCGTCTCCTCCGTCGATGTTCCACGTTCCCATTGCGATTAAGTTTCCACCAAGCCCTGAAAGCCTGCCAAGGGGAAACTTGGTCATGGTTCCACCAAGGGCATTTACTGCTGAATACCAAAAGTCCTGCGTGCTTGAATCCCAAAAATACGACCTAGACTTGAAGATGTTTATGCCATCAAGATTTGCCGGAGTGAGTCCTGTTCCTGAAATAGTCATCGGTGAAACTACCGTTCCATCATATTTCTGTGGTGCGTCTGAGCCATTAACAAGCCCCATTAAAGGCGTGCCTGCTTGGTCAAATTGAGCCGTCTGCCATTTATCAGAAGCGAATCCGGTTGCCAACGATACTGATGGGTCTGACGTAGAATCATATATGGAGGTGGACGCTGCCGATATAAGTTTCCTCGTCGTTATCGCATTAAATTCAACAAGGGTATTTGGCATCGAAGGTAAGCCGGTGCTGTGTGATGTAAATCCTTTTCTTAATTTTACATCACCATCTGTCGGGAACATATTTGTAAGTTCGACAGCATCAAGCTTGTTCATTGCATCAAGGGCATCCCTTCTATTCCACCCACGAATTGGTGGCGGCAAGGTGAAGGTTGTCGCCCTTAGATTACGGCCTGACTGCCTTAACGCCTGCCTCATCCAAAGCCTGTCTCTGGCGCATTAGCGATGACAGTTGCTCTATGTCCACCCATATTAAGTCTGGAACTTGGAGTGTCTGCCTGCTTCTCAATCTGAAACTGAGTTTCAAAGTCTCTGAAATCTTCTGCGTAATCAAAGCCCTTTTCTTTCTTGAATCTCCATATAAGGTCAAGCGTCATAAGAGGTTCTGAAAAGATAGTCAGGTCTGTATCTGCAACAAAAGCACTTGCAGGATTTGCACCAGCAGAATCGGTTATCCAGTTTCTTGAAATATACTCATAGACAAGCGAATCAATGGTCGTCGGGATTGGGTCGATAAATACCAGACCACCCTTAACCCTGAACCTGCGTCTTACACCAGTCGGTACAAGACCGGACTTCCTAATCTGCCACTCTCTAGGCGTTAATGAGCCTCTGATGTTCCAGAAATTCGTTCTGTCCCATGCTGTGTCGTCAAGATGCCTGTCATAATCACCGGGTAAGGCATAGCTTTCAGTTGATGCAGCCGTTGAGAAAACATGTTCATTCATCAAGGCTTGCCAAGCATGCCTTCTTGCCAGCATCCGACCTGACATAGTTAGCATAGCAAGCATCTGAGAAGCAGTCGTTCCAGTGTTACCAATAATAGAAACCGGCTTGTCAATGCCGATTATATCAGTTGCATCCTGAATTATTGATAACAGGCTCATTTACTTTGCCTTAGCAGGCGGACGACCGCGACGCTTTGGTTTATCTTCCATTGCCTTCATCAGCATATCAACTTTCGCTGTCAAGTCTCTGTTATGTTCTGCGAGTTCTTCGTTCTGTCGCTTAATCTGGTCGATTTCGGTATTCTTTCCCAAAAACACTTCACCACGCTTGATTAAATCACGCGCTCCATGCCCAACCTTCTGAATACCCGGCTCATCCAACGCCGCAAGTTGCTCAATAGTATATATACCGAGCGCCTGCAATTCCTTTTCCTTTGATGGTGTCATTCCCGGCAAGTGGTCGATTGGAGAGCCAACAACAGCGTCAGTGCCATCGTCATACGCATTCCATTCGGCTGGATACTCAACCTTGTCTTTGTCTTGTACTTCCCTTTTTACAATCTGGTTTTTCTGGCCGGGAACCTGAATTTCAATATAGTTCCTGTCCTCATAAATCTCACGGCCTTTTTCCTGCGATAATTTGCCTAGCAAGACTGGATGCTTATAAAATGTTACATGATTTGGCATTGTCTCTCCTTAAAAGAAAGGGGCCGAAGCCCCCGTCAGTTTTAATCCGCTAACGCATTGTTAGTAAACGGATAGGATATTTCAAGTTCGGCTTGACCCGTAGCAGGAGTACCAATGGCACTCGCGCCTTTACAACCCTGAACACGGTCGCCTGCAACAATAGCATCATCCATGCTTCCCGCCGTAGCGGTTGCATAGCAATTACCATTGTCAGCAAAGGCAGCTAATACCAGACCAACGGCTTTGCCGCTTACCTGATACCAGCCATACTGACCGGCGACATTTGCACTCATAGCGAATGCTACTGGCCCGATTGCATTTGCAGCAAGCAGGGCAGTTGAGCCGTTATCCATATTAACTGTCACAGCACTACCAACGGCAGTGGATGCAACACCCAACAGGTAAACAAACTCACCCTCACCGTATCCGGTAGAGGCAATGTCTTTGGCGCGTACCTTCTCGCCAAGTTCATGGTTCTTCACAGTGTCAGTTACAGCGATACCCTGCTGAATGACTCGGTTTTCGATACTTACGAAGTTACTCATTATATCCCCCTTACGCTTTCAGCACGGCCTGTAAGCTGGAATTTGAGGTCGTCAAATTACCTGCGAACAGAATCATGTGAACAGATGCGTCTTGGTTAATGGATTCGCGTGCATCCATCGGCTGGAACAGTCGATTAGGTGCATACCGGAAGTTCAGGAAATCTGTATTCAAGAAATACATATGATCCGTAGTAATGCCGGCTGAATCTTCATATACAACAGGGATGTTTGCTTCATACGCAAGTGAGCGGAAACCCGCAATACCTGAATCGGATGAAGTAACGCGCTGAATAGCCTGCATGGATTCCCAGAACAGTTTGTAATAGTTCTTTTCGGCAATGATCAAATCTGGCTTATCATTACCACGGGATGCACGAAGGAACACTTCATTCATATACTTCTGGATATTGACAGACGTTGCAGCAGCACCGCCGTCAGTAGCAGAAGAATACGCCTGATTGCGCCAGAACGTGAATGCTGAACGGTCAATGCCACCAACAGTGCCAATGGTCGGGTCATCGGCTACAAGTGACTGTAAACCGCCAATTTCCTTACCACCGGAACCAGTACCATCGGAATACATACCAACAGTGATTTGGTTACGCATAGTGCTTTCAGCATTTTTGATTCTGGATGAAAGCAGAGCCAAGATTGCTTCCTTGCCGGTATTCTGAACTTCCGACTCCAGACCATTGATAGAAACAGTGCCAGCGGCCTGCTTCCAGTTAAACTCGGCAGCAGAAATTACGTCCGGTGGTGAAATGTTAAGCGTCTCATAACCGCTATACCACTGGAAGTTTCCTTCTGCGTATTCGAGTTCCTGAACGATTGAACGACCTGTCGCAGGCGACCATGCGCCTTTTTCGCGAAGCTTACTCAGGATAGCATTGCCTTTACTTACGTTATCAGCAATTTTACCACTACGATTCCTGAGCGTTGTCGTAATCAGTTCGGATAAATTAGGACTAGCCATAATTACTCTCCTTACACTCATTTTTTATTGAATCAGGAAATCTGGCCGTAATGGTGGTTTCCATCATTTCGCCCTTGTGGGCTGGCGATAGCTGGCCGTAATGGTGCTATCTGGATGACGCATCTTACAACGCATCATAATTCTTTTCAAGTTCCTGCTCCAAAGACAATTCGGAAGGATCTTCTGTTTTCGGAACCCCTGAACTTCTTATATTTGTCCTTGCCATCCTTTTGGCTTTCGCCGTCTTATCAGAATTTGCCTTTGCAATGCGCTTCTTTTCTGCTGAAAGCTTGGATTCTAGCAACTTCACTCTGACAGTTTCATTAGACCAAATAGCCTTCTGATATGCACCATCAAGATCGGAAGCAACACCAGACTTCACAAGCGTCACCATGTCATCATAGACATCATCAAAGTGCGGATGAAGGACTGCACCAGACGAATCCTTGGCATCTTTGAACTGGGCAATCTCGTTATTCACTGATTCTACCGTCCTCGTCTGAACGCCGGATTTTAATTGTGCAACTTCATCTTGAAGTGCTTTAATTTGCGGGTCAACTTCTTCTGCCTCATAATCAATCTCATCCAAATCAACACCATATTCTTTGGCCAAGTGCTGAATTGCGCCTTTCGGGTCACGCATTAAAAATGACTGCGCCGCTGTAAGCCTTTGTATTGCAGACATATCATCAACACCGGCAAGGTTCATTTGCTCACGGAACGGGTCAAGCATAGCCTTTACACTGTCGTTATATTTCTTTTCTGAGGCTATTCCCTGAGTCTTTTGGTGATAGTCCTTTTCCATCGAGGCGTATCTGCGATTGATAAATTCCTTTGCAGAATCATCAAGCCCTTCAAACATCTCCTTATCTTCGGAACGCCAATGTTCCGGCGCTACAAGCCCCTCGGTTTCTTCATCAGATTCTTCATCTGTGGGCTCGGCTGTCTCGTCATCAGCGGCTTCTTCTTCGACTTCGGTATCATCGGTCACTTCATCTTCTGAAACTTCGCCTGCGTCGTCCTGAACGTCATCTACAGGTGTTTCCACCGCTGGGTCTTCTGCTTCCATTTCATCCCATTTATCGGATAGTGCTTCTGATAATGTATCGGCTGAATCTGTTTCGATTGCGTCTGGCATATTGCCTCCTTATGGCATCATTGAATTATCGTTTCCGACTTCTTGTAAATTATTCTCGGAAAGGAAATTCTTGTGTTGCTGTTTGCTGGTAATCATTCGCTGGTC